CATTTTTGAATTGAGTGCTCTAATGCCAGGTGTTAAGACCCTACCACAAATCTGGTGGGATGATCGTTACATTGGTGGCTATACTGACTTTGCCGCTGAAATTGAAAACACAATGGGAGACTATGGTAATGGAAAAATCTAAAGTACTTGAACTGCTACACACTGAAACTGTTGATCTGGAATTTGTAAAGAAGGATGGCACAGTTCGTGTTATGACTGCAACACTGAAAGCAGAATCTCTTCCTGATCAAGTTGGTCTTGAAGAAGCAGTACAAAAGAAAGCAACAAATCCTGATGTCGTGGCTGTATTTGATTTGATTAATCAAGGCTGGCGCTCATTCAGATGGGACTCTCTCATTTCAGTAAACGGCGTGATCTTTGACCATCTAGACTTAGAAGAAGAGTATGCCGGATATGATGTCTGAATTAAAGCCAAGAGGCGGCACTGAACTGATGGCAGGGAGAATTAATACTCTCCCTGCCGAGTTACTTTCACATTTTAATATTATGCATTCACGTGAAACAAATATTAGTTTTACCAAGAAGAACATTTTGGTATTACATGACCTTGCACTTGATCCTATGCATGATCATCTACGTAATGGTGGTTGGAAAAACTTTGACAAACTTGTCTTTGTAAGTCATTGGCAGAAACAACAATTCTTTGATTATCTTGGTGTGCCACCTTCAGCTGGTGTTGTATTGAAAAATGCAATCACTCCAATTGAAGAACATACTAAGCCAACAGACAAAATTCGTCTGATGTATTACTCTACTCCCCATCGTGGGTTGGATATTCTATATGCAGCTTTTGTTCCATTGGCAAAAGAGTTTCCAAACTTAGAATTGAATATATTCAGTTCATTTGATCTATATGCATGGCCCGAGCGTGATGAACAACACAAGGATCTATTTAAGAAACTTGAGGATCATCCTCAGATCAATTATAGCAAATCAGTATCAAATGATCAGATTCGTGAAGAACTCAAGCGCAATCATATTCTTGCTTATCCATCTACATGGGCTGAAACATCATGCCTAGTTCTTATTGAAGCAATGTCTGCTGGGCTTACTTGTGTCCACTCATCGTTGGCTGCGCTACCAGAAACATCATTGAGTCTTACTCATATGTATGACTATCATGAAGATCCAAATACTCACGCAATGATTTTCTATAACAATCTTCGACAAGCAATTATGATCCACAATGATAAAACTATGCTATCAAAACATATGAATAATCTTGCCGTTGAAAAGTCAATTGCTGATGTGGTCTATAGTTGGGATAATCGTGCAATTCAATGGAAGAATCTAATGCACAACATTTTGCAAAAAAGTGGTTGACATTGCCATATAAGTAAGTTATGTTGATCTTGAGAGTTATTGAAAGGACTTCGAACATGGCTACCGCACTGACTAAAATCTCTGCAAAAAAGAAAAAGACGGCTTTTGTAAGTAGCGGCCGTAAGTCCATTACCCTTGAAGAACGGCATGTCGGAGTTGAAGTTGTTAACTGGCTTCAAGTTGAAGATATGAATAAAGCGGTATATGAAACACTTCGACATTACAACTATTTCTATGATCTGAAAGATGGTGTGAAGTGGGTTGCAATGTGGATGAAAAAGCACATGACCAAAGAAGACCTTTCAAACTACCAAGAAGCTGAAACATGGCGCACCAGTATGACTGCTGCTGGTCTATGCAAAATGCATCTTAACGGCGCACCATTTGATGCTGATCGGATTGCTTGGATTAAAAACAAACTTCAGGAAGCAATTGTTGCTGGTTCTCTGAATAAGAAAAAGACTGTTATAACAACTCCAACACGGATGAGTCCTTCTGACATTATTAAACAACGTACCTCGGACTTCATTGCCGAGATTGAAGAAGTGATTGACATATGGGATGAAGGTGTATGGTTAGATGTTGAAAACTATTCGGTTTATAATGAACTGAAAAAGATTGATGCATCATCCAATGTGGCGAAGGCAATCATTGAATACTATACTCCTTTCAAGGATGAACTCAATGAATTGCTTCAAAAGAAAACACCTGACCTTGTTGAAGGTTATCAACATTTAACACTACCTAAGAAGAAAGAATTGCTCAAACTCATCACTCTCATCATTGATGATGCTGAACAGTTCATGACTTCCAAAAAGGCTGTTCGGAAAACACGAGTTGCCAAACCAAAATCTGCTACACAACAAGTGTCAAAAGTTCTCTATCTAAAAGAAAGTGTCGAATATAAGATCACAAGTGTGGACCCCATGAATATCATTGGTGCCAGTGAACTGTATTTGTTCAATGTCAAATATCGTACCCTTGCTCATGTTGTGACTCAGAGTTCGTCTGGCTTCACTCTAAAAGGTACTACACTGCAAGGTATTGATGCCACCAATACATCTAAGAAGATGCTTCGTAAACCTGACGAAGCATTGAAGGAACTGATGAGTATGACGAAGGCAAAGTCCTTGAAATTCTTCAGTGAAATCAAAACATCACCAAGTGAGTTTACAGGGCGAATTAATAACGAAACAATTATTCTGAAAGTATATAAATGAACAATGTAGTCGACTTTACTGTAGCAAAAGAAAAGAAAAAAGAACAAGACGAAGAAAATATTGCGATTCTTGACGAAGATGAAGCCCTACAATATGCAATCAGTATTGCCGCGGATATTGGAGTCCTATTAGATGAGATGGGTATTCCATTAGAGAATGACATTAAATCAATGGGTGATATTTATCTGATGATTGATGTTCTAAAAGCATTGATCACTCGTGTTGCCGGAATTCCATGTGATGCACAAATCCTATCGGAAAAACTTATCGACATTGAATACGAGGAACATTTAATTAGTTTTCGTGAAATTATGGAAAGTGATTGACATTTGCTATAAATAGTGTATACTTATACTATGAGTTAATTTTTGGAGATAATAAGTGATACTTGTAGACCTTAACCAAGTGATGATTGCCAACCTAATGGCAAATATTGGCAATCACCACAATGCTGCTATTGATGAGAATATGATCCGTCATATGGTTCTTAATTCTCTTCGTATGAATAAAGTTAAATTTGGCCCAGAGTTTGGCGAAATGATCATCTGTGCTGATGATAAAAACTATTGGCGTCGGACACTCTTTCCATATTATAAAGCATCACGTCGTAAGAGTCGTGAGGAATCTGAACTTGATTGGAATGCTATTTTTGTTTCACTCAACAAAATTCGTGAGGAACTCAAAACTGTATTCCCTTATAAGGTAATTCAGATTGATACAGCCGAGGCCGATGACATTATTGGTACCATCTGCCATACCAAAGGTACCATTCTCAACAGTGGTGAACCTATTCTGATCCTTTCATCAGACAAAGACTATATTCAACTTCATAAGTATGCCAATATCAAGCAATATGATCCAATCCGCAAGCGTTGGATTGCTCATTCTGACCCTGATACATATCTACTTGAGCACATCATCAAGGGCGATACTGGCGATGGTGTACCAAATGTTCTATCAAATGACAATTGTTTTGTCGTTGGTGAACGTCAAAAGCCTATCACACAAAAACGTATGAGTGAGTTACAAGGTTCTATTACTAATGAACAAATTCTTCGTAACTTTAATCGTAATCAAACCTTAATTGATTTGACAAAAATCCCTGCTTCTCTTCAAGCAAAAATTACTGAAAAGTTTGAAGAGATTAACCCAAAAGATAGATCAAAACTATTTGAATATTTTATGGAAAACAACCTTCGTAATTTAATGCAAAATATACAGGAATTCTAATAATGGTCCAAATGTTATCTGAGATTATCAATAAGTCTCGCAAACTTAAAACTCATGATGAGAAGGTTGCGTGGCTTAAGAATCATGATAGTCCACAAATTCGTGACATTCTTACTGCAATGTATGATAAAGGCAAAGTAAAGTTTCTCATTCCTTCTGAAGCGCCTCCATATAGTCCATCAGGTGCAGTTGAGAATCAAGGTGCTTTATATCACGAATGCCGCAAACTCAAATATTTTGTTGATGGGTTTGGCGGTGAAAAAGTACAAAAAATTAAGCGGGAACAAATCTTTATTCAGATGCTTGAATCTGTCCATAAAGAAGATGCTTTACTTTTGTTAGATATGATTGCACAGACTGGATATAAAGATCTGCCAGTAAAAGCAATCAATGAAGCATTCGGTAACATTATTAATGAGAAAAGCGATGTCGAAAAAGCGTAATGCCTATGCAGAAGATTATGGTAGTGATTGGGCTCCAGACTTTGACTATGATGACAAG